ACGATCCTTCTGCTATTATTAAAGCTCAAAAAGAATACATTGAAACAATAGAACAAGCAACTAAAAATATTTCTTTAATAAATAAAAACCATAAAGAACAACTTAGATTAACTATTAACTCTAACAAAGCTTATAAAAAAATAAATACTGAAGCTAAATCTTTAGCTAATAATACTTATTCTATAAGTAAAACTTATTATTCAATATTAAAAGCAATGAAAGGCTAATGAAAAAAATATGGGAATGGTTAAGCGGTAACGTTATCAAAGACGTTGGTGACGTTATCGATAAACTAACAACTACAGAGGAAGAAAAACTTGAGATTAAAAAAGAAATTCAAGTTATAGTAGAAAAAGCAGCTGCAACAGCAGAGGACCAAATAACAAAACGCTGGGAGTCGGATATGACATCTGATTCTTGGTTAAGTAAAAATACGCGTCCTATGGCGCTTATATTCTTATCTTTCATGGCTATAGCTTTTATATGGGTTGATAGTCATCACGAAATATCTTTTACTGTAGAGCAAGAGTGGATAGAATTATTAAAACAACTATTAACAACTGTGTATGTAGCCTATTTTGGCTCGCGTGGTTTTGAGAAATATAAATCAATAAGTAACAAATAAATAAAAAACAATGGGACAATTTCCAACAAATGACGGCATAATAGGACAAGCTATGCCTTTAACAGCAGCTATGATAGCTGGTATAGACGTTAGACCGGCTTGGTTATTTCAAAACGACAGTGGAACACTAGGTACAAATTTAGATTCTTCAGTAATATACTGTGGAGTTATGCCAGTAGACGCAACTATTAGCGTTATACTACCAGGTGTAACAGCGGCTGGAGGTGGACCACCAGTGCCTGGACAAGCTATAACTTTTGCTGGTTTACAGTCTGGATCAATAATTCCAGTGTGTGTAGATTACGTTACGGCTATATCAGGTACTGACGTAACTGTAGATGACTTTATAGTAGGTAAATAGTTTAAAAACAAGTGAATATATAAATAAGTAAATGTTAATAATTAAATAAAATTAAATTATGAGTAAAGTAAAAGAAATGGTAAAAGCAATGATTACTGAAGAGCAATTAAAAACTGTTCAAGAGCAACAAGCTAAATTAACTGAAGGACTAAGAACACTAGGAGTGTTAGACGTTCAAAAACAGAATGTTCACGGTCAAATAGCTGAGTTATCTAAAGAGATAGAAGCTACTAAAAAAGAACTAGAAAATGAGTATGGTCAAGTAAATATTGATTTAAAAGACGGTTCTTATACTGAGATCGAAAAAGAAGATGAAAAATAATATTAGAAAGATAAGCATTGGTTCAGATTATAAAAATGAAGCAATGCATTATTCGGTTGGTCAACAAGTTTATGGTGGACATGAAATCTCTCATATACTTTTAGACGAGTCTGACAAATCTTATAATATACATATAAAGAAAAACAATGAGGTAATGCCGTGGAAGAAGTTTAATTCTAACATGGCTATATCTGTTGAGTATGATTTAGAATACTAATGAATAGTTTGTATGATTTTATTGTAGAACCAATTGGTGATAAATACAATAATAAAATTAAAGTTGAAGATAAAGATTTAGTTGTAAACAGTAAAGTTGAAAGCTTTAAGTTTGTAAATAGACAGGCTATAGTTATAGCTATACCTTTAGCTTTTAAAACAAACATAAAAATTGGTGATACTATAATTATACACCAAAATGTGTTTAGAACTTTTTATGATTCTAGAGGTAAGAAAAAGAAGAGTAGATCTTTTTTTAAAGAAAACCTTTACTTTTGTGCTTTAGATCAAATATATTTATATAAAAATAAAGACGGCTGGAACTCTATTAATAATAGATGTTTTATAAAACCTATAAAAAACACAAACAGTCTAGTCAATGATAAAGAGCAAAGCCTTGTTGGTATATTAAAATATGGAAACAAGTCTTTAGAAGCTCTTAAAATAACACCAGGAGACTTAGTTGGTTACACGCCTGGTGGTGAATGGGAGTTCTTGATTGACAAAGAAAGAATTTATTGTATGAAATCTAATGATATTGTAATTAAGTATGAATATAAAGGAAACGAAGAAGAATATAATCCTAGCTGGGCATGTAGCAGTTGAAGAATTAATAAAAGTAGCTAAAGAGGCTATTGTTGATTCTGGAGAGGATATAACTGCTGATAGATTAAAAAATGCAGCAGCTACTAAGAAACTAGCTATATTTGATGCTTTTGAAATATTAAATAGAATACAAGACGAAGAGAACTTGTTAAACGAAAAACCTAAAGAAGTTAAAGAAGAGAAAACTTTTAAAGGTTTTGCTGAAGGTAGATCTAAATAATGTACGAGCAAACTCTATATAAAGTATTAAAAGACCACATTAAACCTAAAGTTTTAAAAAGAAATAATAGGTATAAAAAATGGGAGTATGGATATAACGAAGACCATGATGTCATAGTTATAAGTAAAACAGGTAAAATAGGTGAAATATATGAAATACAAAACCTAAAAATAGCTTTACCTAAACAACAAGATGTTACTAAATTTGAAGAAAACAAATGGAGTCACACCGCTTATCCTAAAGAATTAAATAGAATAAAATCAGTATTTGATTGGGAAGAGTATCCAGCAGAATTTAAAGAAAAATGGTATGACTATATTGACAAAGAATTTATTAAACGTGAAGAAGGTTTTTGGTTCTATAACCAAGGTAGTCCTACTTATATTACTGGCACTCATTATATGTACCTGCAGTGGTCCAAGATTGATGTTGGGCAACCAGACTTTAGGGAATCAAATAGATTATTCTACATTTTCTGGGAAGCTTGTAAAGCAGATACCAGGTGTTATGGAATGTGTTATCTTAAAAACCGTAGGTCAGGATTTTCATTTATGTCCTCAGCTGAATCGGTCAACCTTGCTACAATATCAACAGATTCACGGTTTGGAATATTGTCCAAATCTGGTCCCGATGCTAAGAAGATGTTCACAGATAAGGTCGTACCAATTTCCGTCAATTATCCCTTCTTTTTCAAACCAATACAGGACGGGATGGACAGGCCTAAGACCGAACTTGCCTACAGAGTCCCTGCCTCCAAATTTACCCGTAGAAAACTTGATTCCAATGAAACCCTTAAAGAAATTACCGGTTTGGACACCACGATCGATTGGAAGAACACCGGTGACAACTCCTACGATGGTGAAAAGCTCAAACTCCTCGTCCACGATGAATCAGGGAAATGGGAAAAGCCCAACAACATCCTCAACAACTGGCGTGTTACGAAAACCACCCTTAGATTAGGTAGTAAAATAATTGGTAAGTGTATGATGGGAAGTACATCTAACGCCTTAGACAAAGGTGGTGATAACTTCAAAAAATTATATTATGACTCAGATGTTAACGAAAGAAATGCCAATGGACAAACTCGTTCAGGATTATATTCTTTATTCATACCTATGGAATGGAACTACGAAGGATACATTAATTCTTATGGAATACCTGTCTTCGACGCTCCAAAAAAAGATACCTTTGGACCTCATGGTCAACAAATAAGAAAAGGTGTAATAGAATATTGGCAAAACGAAGTAGATGGTCTTAAGAAAGATCAAGATGGTTTAAATGAATTTTATAGACAGTTTCCAAGAACTGAGCAACATGCTTTTAGAGATGAAGCTAAACAATCTATATTTAATCTAACTAGAATATATGAACAAATTGATTTTAATGAAGACTGCAAAAGTGAATCGTTAATAACAACAGGTTCTTTTAATTGGCACAATGGAATAAAAGATAGCCCAAACGGTGTTATGTTTGTTCCAAACAAAGATGGAAGATTTAAAATCTCTTGGATACCACCTATTCAATTACAAAATAGATTAATATTAAAAAACGGATTAAAATATCCTGCTAATGAACACATGGGTGCTTTTGGTTGTGATAGCTATGATATATCAGGTACGGTTGATTCTCGTGGTTCTAACGGATCACTACACGGTTTAACTAAGTTTTCTATGGAAAACGCTCCTATGAATAGCTTTTTTTTAGAGTACATAGCTAGACCACAAACAGCAGAAATGTTTTTTGAAGATGTTTTAATGGCTTGTATTTTTTATGGCATGCCAATATTAGCTGAAAACAACAAACCAAGACTTTTATATTATTTTAAAAGAAGAGGTTATAGAGGTTTTTCTATGAACAGACCAGACAAAGCTATAGCAAAGTTATCTGTAACAGAAAGAGAAATTGGCGGAATACCTAACTCTAGTGAAGACATTAAACAAGCTCACGCTGCGGCAATTGAATCTTACATAGAAACTTATGTTGGAAATTTAGGAGAATCATATGGTGATGTTTATTTTCAAAGAACATTAAATGATTGGGCTAGATTTGATATAAATAACAGAACAAAGCATGATGCGTCAATTAGTTCTGGTTTAGCTATAATGGCTTGTAACAAAAACAAATATAATCCAATTTTTAAAAGAAAATTAGAAACAAAACCATTAGGTTTTAAGAAATATAATAACGAAGGATTTAGTTCAAAAATAATATAATAAATGATTTATACTAATTACGTAGGTTCATTTCCAAGTCAAGTAGTATCAGACGAAGAGAAGCAAGGTTATGAGTACGGTTACGCTGTAGCTCGTGCTATTGAAGGCGAATGGTTCTCAGGAGACAGAGGTGGTATGGGAAATAGATACCAAAACAGTTGGTTAAATTTTCATAGACTAAGACTTTATGCTAGAGGTGAACAGCCTGTTCAAAAATATAAAGATGAATTGTCTATTAATGGCGATTTGTCTTATTTAAATTTAGACTGGAAACCAGTTCCTATTATACCAAAATTTGTTGATATTATAGTTAACGGTATGTCTCAGAAAATATTTGACATAAAAGCTTATGCTCAAGATCCAGAATCTTTAAAGCAAAGAACAAAGTATGCAGACGCTATAATGAGAGATATGTATGCTAAAGAAATAATCCAAGCAACAAACGACGCTACGGGTATGAATTTCTTTAATAGTAATGACCCTAATAATATACCAGAATCTCAAGATGAATTAGACCTTCATATGCAGTTATCATATAAGCAGTCTATAGAAATAGCAGAAGAAGAAGCTATTGAAAACGTATTAGCAGCTAACAAATACGAATTAATAAAAAGAAGATTAATAGCTGATCTTACCATTATAGGCATAAGTGCTGTTAAAACAGATTTTAACTTATCCAACGGTGTTACTTTAAACTATGTTGATCCATCTAATTTAGTTTATTCTTATACAGAAGATCCTAACTTTGATGATATATACTATGCTGGTGAAGTTAAGTCTATAAGTTTAGTAGAACTTAAGAAACAATTTCCTGGTTTAACGGATGAAGAATTAAAAGAAATAGAAAAGTTTCCTGGTGATGTAAATTATACTAGAAATTTTTACGCGCAACAAGATTCTTACAACCAAGTTCAAGTATTGTATTTTGAATACAAAACTTATACTAATCAAGTTTTTAAAATAAAACAAACTGATCAAGGTTTAGAAAAAGCTTTAGAAAAGCCAGACACATTTAATCCACCTGAAAGTGACAACTTTGAAAGAGTTGGTAGAGCTATAGAGGTTTTATATACTGGCGCTAAAATATTAGGCCATGAAATGATGCTAGAGTGGAAGTTGTCAGAAAACATGACAAGACCTAATGCTAACGTCACTAAGGTTAACATGAATTACTCTATATGTGCTCCTAGAATGTATAAAGGTATGATAGAGTCAACTGTTAGTAGAATAACCGGTTTTGCTGACATGATTCAGTTAACTCATTTAAAGCTACAACAAGTGTTATCTAGAATGGTTCCAGACGGTGTTTTTGTAGACGTTGATGGTTTAGCTGAAGTAGACCTAGGTAATGGAACTAATTATAACGCTCAAGAGGCTCTTAATATGTACTTCCAAACTGGTAGTATTGTAGGTAGGTCTATGACTCAAGAAGGAGATCCTAATAGAGGTAAAGTTCCTATTCAAGAACTTCAAACTTCTTCAGGTAACGCAAAAATAGGTTCATTAATACAAACATATCAGTACTACTTACAGATGATAAGAGACGTAACTGGATTAAACGAAGCAACAGATGCTAGTACTCCAGACGCAAACGCATTAGTAGGATTACAAAAAATGGCAGCTGCAAACTCTAACACAGCGTTAAGACATGTTATGCAAGGTGGTTTATACCTTACCTTAAGAACATGCGAAAATATAGCGTTGAGAATAGCAGATGCCTTAGACTATCCTTTAACTAGAGCCGCTTTAATAGATTCAATATCATCTTATAATACTGGAACACTAGAAGAGTTGCAAGAAAAAACTTTGATGGACTTTGGTATATTTTTAGAATTAGAACCAGACGATGAAATGAAAGCGCAACTAGAACAAAACATACAGACAGCACTTGCTTCTGGTGGTATTGATTTAGATGATGCTATTGATATTCGTCAAGTTAAAAATATAAAACTAGCAAACGCTTTATTAAAACAAAAAAGAAAAGCTAAAGCAGCTAAAGATCAGGCTAATCAGCAAGCTAATATACAGGCTCAAGCTCAAGCAAACTCTCAAGCAGCTCAACAAGCTATTGAGGCAGAAATGCAAAAACAACAAGCTTTAGCAGAAACAACTATACAAATAGAACAAGCGAAAATACAGTTTGAAATAAATAAAATGCTTCAAGAAGCTAAAGTTAAAAAAGAACTAATGGCGGAAGAGTTTAGTTACAATATGCAATTAGCTCAAATGAAAGCTAAAGGCGAAACTCAAAAAGAACAAGAGATTGAAGATAGAAAAGATAGTAGAATACAAAAACAAGGAACACAAGAATCTCAATTAATAAATCAAAGACAAAACAACACTTTACCTCAAGACTTTGAATCCGCTGGGTTTGATGGCTTAGGAGGGTTTGGACTAGAGCAATTTAATCCTAGATAAAGAATTATCAATTTTTAATTATATTATATTATGTCAAAAGAAACAAAAGTAAAAGAACCTGTTAAACAGGAAGGTGATTTTAAAGTAAAAAAGAAAATACCTAAAAAATTAATTGTACCAGAAGAAACCGTTAAAATGGATTTTGCTGCAATTAATAAAAAAGAAGAACCAATAAAAATAGATTTAGATGCCGTTCAAAAGCAAAGCTCAGAGGAAAGCGTGTTACTCAAAGAAGGATCCAAGGTGGAATTGCAAGCAGTGGGACAAGGAGACGAAAAACCCGTTGAGAATGTTATTAAAGAAATATCAGACTCAGAAATAGATACTAAAGAAATACAAAAAGAAGTAAAAGAAGCTGTAAGAGATCAAAAGGTATTGGGTAAACCTTTACCTGAAAACATTGAAAAGCTGGTTTCTTTTATGGATGAAGTACCGGGTTCTACAATTGAAGATTATGTTAGATTAAATGCTGACTACTCAAATGTTGATAATAGTACTTTGCTTAGAGAATATTATAAAAATACACGTCCACACTTAGATTATGATGAAGTTAACTTTTTATTAGAAGATAATTTTAAATATGATGAAGAGGTAGACGAAGAACGCGAAGTTAGAAAAAAGAAACTAGCGTATAAAGAAGAAATTGGAAAAGCTAAAAGCTACTTAGATGGTCTTAAGGATAAGTATTACGATGAAATCAAGTTGAAATCAACCGTTAATCCTGATCAAAAAAAAGCTGTTGACTTTTTTAATAGATATAATGAAGATGAAATATTGAGAACCAAGCAGCGTGCAGAATTTGAACGCATAACTAAAGACACTTTTAATAAAGATTTCGAAGGTTTCGATTTTGATTTAGGAGAAAAGAAATTTAGATATGGTGTTAAAAATCCAAGCGATGTAGTTGAAAATCAATTAGACATAACCAATTTTGTTACGAAGTTCTTAGCAGACGATGGTAGTTTAAAAGATCCAAAAGGTTATCATAAAGCCATGTATGCTGCGCGAAACGCAGATACTATAGCACAACACTTTTATGAACAAGGAAAAGCAGATGCAGTTAAAGATGTAGTTGCTAAGTCTAAAAACATTACAACTGAAGCCCGAAAAGAGGGTAATGCTGGTAGTGTTTTTGTAAATGGAATTAAAGTTAAGTCTATAAGTGGTGCGGATTCTTCTAAATTAAGAATAAAAACAAAAAAATTTAACTAAAAAAATTTAAACAATTATGAGTTTACAACCTCAATTTGGGAGTTTAATCCCATCTCAAGCACAAGAAGTATTGAACAGCAATTACCTACAATGGAATAATGCTGCAGGTGCTAACTTCGTGGATTTTGCACAGCAATATCTACCTGAAGTATACGAACAAGAAGTAGAGCGTTATGGAAACAGAACGTTATCTGGCTTTTTAAGAATGGTTGGCGCTGAAATGCCAATGACTTCTGATCAAGTAATTTGGTCTGAACAAAATAGATTACACATTGCTTACGACGGGCTTACGCCTGCTTATGGAGCTAGTAATGTTATTAACTTTGGAGGAGCTATTGCTGCTTCTGTAACAAATGTTATATCTGTTGGAGCTACTGTTGTAGTAATGGATGACTTTGGTGGTGAAGTAAAATGTTATGTTAGTGCTTCTACCCCAGGTGGTGCAGGTGTTGGTGCAATTACTGCTTTACCTTACACAGCTGCTACAATTGCTCTTGCTGGTTTAGCTGGTAATGTTAAAGTATTTGTATATGGTTCTGAATATCAAAAAGGATCTAGTACTCCAAACTTTAATGCTGCTACTCAACCAACTGGTTATATCAGTGTTGATCCACAATTTACTCAATTTTCTAACTCACCTATTATTATCAGAAATAAATACGTTGTAAACGGATCTGATATGGCACAAATTGGTTGGGTTGAAGTTGCTACTGAAGACGGAACTTCTGGATACTTATGGTATTTAAAAGCTGAATCTGAAACTAGATTACGTTTTGAAGATTACTTAGAAATGTCATTAGTAGAAGGTGAAATCGCTGCTGCTGGTTCAGGTGCTCTTGCTGCTGCAAACGGTACACAAGGTCTTTTTGCTGCTATTACTGCAAGAGGTAATGTACAAACAGGATTTACTGCTGCTGCAGGACTTGATTCTTTTGACGCTATTTTGAAAAACTTAGATACTCAAGGAGCAATTGAAGAAAACATGTTATTCTTACAAAGACAAACAGCTTTGGATTTTGACGATATGTTAGCTTCTATCTCTGGTGGATATGCTGGTGGTACTGCTTTTGGATTATTTGAAAATTCTGAAGAAATGGCTTTAAACTTAGGGTTTAGCGGATTCCGTAGAGGATCTTACGATTTCTATAAGACTGATTGGAAATACTTAAATGATGCTTCTACAAGAGGTGCTATGGTAGGACCTTCTTCTATCGAAGGTGTATTAATTCCTGCTGGAACTTCTACAGTTTACGATCAAATCTTAGGAACTAACATCAGACGACCATTCTTACACGTGCGTTACAGAGCTTCTCAAGGAGATGACAGACGTATGAAGTCTTGGTTAACTGGTTCTGCGGGTGGAGCTTTCACTTCAGATCTTGATGCTATGGAAGTAAACTTCCTATCAGAAAGATGTTTAGTTGTTCAAGCTGCTAATAACTTCGTGTTATTTAAAGGACTATAATAAGTCAACATTAATGTAATTCTTACCCTCGTTGTATTAACGGGGGTAATTATTACTTTTACAAACTATTTAATTATATTATATTATGAAAACAGAACAAAAAAGTAATTGGGAAATTAAAGACAGAAGATATATTCTATCAAATAATTTAGAACCATTAACGTTTACTATTCCGTCTAAACACACGAGAAAGCACGCGCTTCTTTATTTTGACGAACAAACAGGTAAACAAAAAGAATTAAGATATGCAACTAATCAAGACTCTCCTTTTGTAGAAGATCAAAAAGGTGAAGTAACGTTGGGACATATTATATTTCAAGATGGGGTTTTGTTTGTGCCAAAAGCTAAACAAAATTTACAAAAACTATTATCATTATATCACCCATCAAGATTAAAGAATTATGTTGAATTTAACGCTGTTCAAGAAGCTACAGATGAACTTGGATTACTTGAATTACAAGTAACAGCAATGACTTATGCTAAAGATATAGATATTGATCAAGCAGAAGCAATATTAAGAGTTGAAATTGGATCTAAGGTATCAGACATGAGTTCTAAGGAGCTTAAAAGAGATTTGTTGATATTTGCAAGATCAAACCCTCAACTGTTTATAGAGCTCGTTAATGATGAAAACGTACAGCTAAGAAACTTTGCTATAAAAGCTACAGAAGCTAACATAATTAACCTATCTCAAGATCAAAGATTTTTTACTTGGGCAACTAATGGAAAGAAACTAATGACAGTTCCTTTTGATGAAAACCCTTACTCAGCAATGGCTGCTTTCTTCAAAACAGACGAAGGCGTAGAAATATTTAAATCTATCGAGAAAAAGTTTAAATAACATGTAATACTAATATAGGGCTCGTTTACTCGGGCCCAATATTATAATAAAAAATAAAAATGGCAATAAACGTAGATCAGGTCTATAAAACAGTCTTGTTAATTATAAACAAAGAGCAAAGAGGCTATTTAACTCCTAATGAGTTTAACAAACTGGCAACGCAAGTTCAGCTAGAGATTGTTGACGGTTACTTTGAAGCTATTAATCAACAAATGAGATTGCCACAAAACGACAGCGAATATGCTAATCGTTACAAAGGTGTACAAGAAAAACTAGATGCTTTTAAAGATATAGGTTCTTGTGCTTTTACCGCTGCAACTTTAACAGAGCCAGCTTTTTTTACACCACCATCTTCTTCAGGTGTAGCAAGCGGAACACAAACTTTCGCTACAACAACAACTACAATATCTTATCCACTAACAACAATAACACAAGCACAAGTAGAAAACAGTAACGTGGTAGTTACATTAGAAACACCAACTGGATCAGCGGGTGTTCCTTATACTACTTTTACAATAACAGGTGGTGCTCTACAATTAACCGCGGGCGCTATAAACACTGGTAATACACTAAGAATTGTTTTATATCCTCAAGATTTTTATAAATTAGGAACTGTCTTATATAAGAATGATAAAGCAGTAGAACCTGTTCAAAGAAATGAACTAGCTTTACTTAATCTTTCTACAATAACTAAACCTAGCGAATATTTTCCAGTATATTTGTTTAATGAAAACAAAATAATAATACATCCTCAAACAATAGTTTCTAATGTTGAAGCTACTTATGTTAGAAAGCCAGCCGACGTTATGTGGAACTTTGATTCAACAGCGGGTTATTATGTTTATGATCCTACAACTTCTGTGAATTTTGAATTAGCAATAACTGAGCAGGCTAATGTTATTTTACAGATACTTTTATACGCTGGAGTTGTTATAAAAGATCCTATGATTATACAAGCGGCATCTGCTGAAATACAGAGAGATCAACAAAACGAAAGAACTTAATATAAAATGGCTATACAACCACAAAATAACGGATTAATAACTGAGAACAATGAGCAATACTATGCTGGATCTCAAGGATTTAGAGGTGATGCTGGTAATACTCAGAATCAATTACTTCTAACAGACTTTAACACGGATCTTATATTAGGTAGCACCACTAGCTGGAACCCTAATGACGTTGATTATGCTTTGAATAATTTTAAGGTATATACAAGTACTAGCGGTATATCTGGTTCTTGGAGCGAATGGATTACTGCTTTAGAAGTTATTAATAACGGTAGAACAATAAAACTAGCAGCTTCACCAGGAGCCAACGTGTTTATAGTTGTTCAACTTACTATGCTTACAGGTGGTAAATATGGAAATACAGAAGCAGAAAAAGCTTATGGCCAAGCCGTAGAGGATAATTATGGTAGTTATCAATACATAAAACTAAATGATGTTATTAATAATTTTGCCGTAGGTTATGTAGGACAAGATAAATTACTACCTAATGTAAAAAGAAGTGATATAATATTTTTTGCAAAAAGAGCTATGCAAGAATTTAGCTACGATACTTTAAAAAGTATTAAATCAGCAGAACTAACAATACCTCCATCTTTAACTTTAGTTATACCACAAGACTATGTAAACTATGTTAGATGTTCTTGGATTGATTCTTTAGGTGTTAAACATATAATATATCCTACAAACAACCTAACTATAAGTCCTTACTACACTCAAGTTCAAGACTCTACAGGTATACCTACGCAAGATAACTTTGGCAATGATGTAGAAGGAACGCCAATAACTCAAGAAAGATGGCACAGCAATAGCTCTAGTTTATCAACAGAATTAAACGGCAATTTAATACCAGATGCGGCTAATGCAGCGGAATATGGATATGGTTGGGAAGGACTTTTTGGGTTTGGATTTGGTCAGTTATATGGTCTTGATCCTCAAACGGCGCAAGGTAATGGTTGGTTTAATATAAATGAAAGAGAAAACAAGTTATCTTTTTCTAGCAATTTAGTTGGAAGACTAATTGTTTTTGAATACATATCAGATGGATTAGCTTATGACTTAGATAGTAGACTACCTAAAATGGCAGAAGACGCTATGTATGCTTCTATACTTTATTCTTTAATGTCTACTAGAATAAATCAACCAGAGTATGTTGTTCAAAGATTAAAAAAAGATAGAAGTGCTAAATTAAGAAACGCCAAGATAAGATTATCTAACATTAAATTAGACGAAATATGTCAAGTTATGAGAGGTAAATCTAAATGGATAAAACACTAATACATGGCAGAAGCTAAAAACAGTTTCATTAAGTCTAAAATGAATAAAGACTTAGATGAAAGATTAATTCCAAATAACGAGTATAGAGATGCTTTAAATATAGCTGTTTCTAGATCAGAAGGTAGTGATGTTGGTGCTGTTGAGTCTATACTTGGTAATGTAATTACTGCTAGATCTACTGGAAGTGGTTTTACTATAATAGGAACTTATTCTGACGAAGGTAATAATAGACTTTATTATTTTAGAACAAACCATACAGGTTCAGAAAAAGCCCCATTAAACGCTGTTTGTACTATAGGGTATTTAAACACTTTAACTCAAGGTGACAATGTTTTGGTTAGTGGAAGTTTTTTAAACTTTAGCACACAAAGTCGTATGTATGGTATAAGTTTGATAGAAAATCAACTTTTTTTTACTGACAATAGAAATCAACCTAGAAAAATAAATATAGACCAATCTTTGGGTCACTATACGAATGAAGACCAAATATCTGTGGCTAAATTTGCACCATACTCTCCACCTTCTTTCATAAACTTAAGATCTGGTGCTTCTTATTTTCAAGACTTAGGACCTAACGTTCCATTAAAACCTTCTACAATGTCAGACGCTCAAGATCCGTCTATTGTAGAAATAGGTATATATAAGTTATCTCAAGAAAACTTAGCTGTTAAAAAATACAGAAATGGTGACGAAATACCTCAGGCAACTTTATTGTCTGATTGGGTTTTAGCTGATACAAACCAACAAGGTCGATGGTGTTATTATGAAAACTATAATGGAAACGGTGTTACTTATGGGTTACTTTATAATAAGTGGGCTGTTATTGACCCTAGAGGTTTAGCGCCTATAGGTCACAGAATACCTACGATTGCTGATTGGAATGGCATTATTGCAGTTAATTCTACTGCTCCTGCAGCTAGTTATAAAAGTCAATTTTTATGGGATGAAGATGATCCATCGTATGTTGCTGGTGATAACATACTAGGAACCAGTATTCTTCCTTCAGGTTACAGAGAAAATGTAGCTTCTCCAAACGCTAGAGGTTTTTACAATTTAACGACTCAAACTAAATTTTGGACTTCGGATGCTGTAGATGCAGCAAACAATAATGCTTCTGTAAGTTTTGATGTTACCAACACTATAGACACTACAAGCGTTATACCTACGGTAGATGGTTGTGCTGTAAGAGTTTTAAGAGATGACAATTATAACGGCTGGAACGGTGATCCTGATTTTTTATCAGACAGGTTTGTTAAGTTTTCTTATAGATTTAAATTTGAAGATAACGAATATTCTACAGTCGCTCCGTTTAGTCAAGACGTTTTTATACCTTATCAAGAAGGAGAGTTTGTTAATCAAGACGAAAACCAAGCTTTTATAACTAGTATTGTTGAGTTTATGCAAAACTCAATAAACAATGCTGTATTAAATATAGAATTACCTTGTATAGATATTATAACTAATTATAAGATTTCAGCTATTGATATTGTTTTTAAACAATCAGATATGCAAGCTTATCAAATAATTGAAACAATAAAAGTAGATTCTAATTTTATATCTGCGTTGAATTATACTAACATATATCAATACTCTTATCAATCTACAATTCCAATAAGAACTCTTCCTGCAGTTCAATCTGTTAGAGTTTTTGATAAAGTACCAGTAAAAGCTCTTGCTCAAGAAAGCAGTGGAAACAGAATAATGTATTCAAACTACTTAGAAGGATATAGTGCACCTGTTGGTTTAGATTACTATGTTGGTGTTACTGATAAAAGTGCTCAAGAGTTTATAGAATATCCTCAGCATTCTGTAAAACAAAATAGAAATTATCAAGTAGGTATAGTTTTATCAGATAAATATGGAAGACAAACAGATGTTGTTTTATCAAACTATGATGGATTATTAGATTCTAATGGAGATCCACAACCAGGTTCTAATTACTACAGTGATTACAATCCAGTAAGTTTTAGTAATTCTTTACAAGCATGGACCGGTGACAATTTAGCTTTGTATTATTTACAACAAATACCTGAAGAGGCTAACGCTGGTGCTATATCTGGTTATCCTGGGGCATATGCTCAAGGAGATTACTATGAAGTTGACACTGAATTTGCAACTCCGCCAAGTGCTTTATACCCGTTTTTTAACAGTATAGGAACACAGTGCCTAATAGCCACTGCTGCACAAACTACTTTTACAACTATAATACCATACGCAGACGCTACAAATGCGGCTAATACTTTTAATATTTTAATAGACAAAGGTAATGGATGGTTGCTACAAGAGCCTTCTACGTATTCTGTAAATCAAGACGGAACAAATGTAAAGCTTGTTTTTAACACAGGGTTATTAGTTGGTGAAGTTGTTAAGTTTGAAGTTTTATATACTTCTAATAAATATTACAAATATTATACTGGAGCTGGATCTAGCACTGTTAGACCTTTGTTTCCAGGCTGGCCAACCAGTTATAAAAAGTATTATGACATAGGAAGAAAACTAAAAGGTCTATATATAGATTATACTGAAATAGTTAGCATAGATACCGTTAGTGATAGTGGTGGTGTTAGAGCTGTTACTTTTTTCACAAAAGAAGAAGTTGCTTCTAATTATTTATTTGATGACACACCTGCAACAAGACCTGAACCTAGTAAACTTGGTCAAAAAAACACCTACGCAACATACAGTATAAACGTAAATGGTTTTTATATATATAAATCTGTAGTAAAACAACAACAACAAGATTATTATAATGTTTATCTTCCAGGTATTGTAAATGGATATCCTATAGATGGTGAAACCAAGGAACAAAACGAAATAGCTTTTGTAGCATTAATAAATGATAATATAAATAAAATACCTAGAAATTTACAAAGCGTAGGGCCTAGTCAAGAGCAATTTACTAGCGACGTTTCAATGTGGCCTAGAATAACTAATATTATAGAAAAGTCATCAACAACTATAACTTACTCTACGTTTAATCAACAAATAGACCCTGAGTCTTCTTCTGATAAAGTAGATTTAATAGGTACTGTTAGAGACTTGTTTCCAGGTTTAGAAGATCTTACGGTTCCACCAGCATCTATTCCTGGAAAAGTAAATCCATTTTCAATTTATAGTTATCAAACTAAACCGTATTTAGCTAAAGTTTCTACTCAAAAATCTGTAGGTTTAGGAGAAAGTTCTTATTCAGCACCTAACACAAACACTGGTAATTATCCATATCCACAAAATATGGGTCTTGCTGTTTATGAAACAACACCATATGTTTCACCTTTAGAATTATTTTACGAATCTTCTACCGCTGACTTAATATCAGATTTAAATTTAAGTATAGAAAACGAAAATACTAATATAACAGGTATTAGCGCTTTTAGTTATAGCTTTTTAGAAAGCATGGCTTTAAATACTCAACTAACAACTGACTTTTTTCCAGTTGCTGGTGGTGTTAATTTAACAAACACTACTTTAAATCCTAACTTTACGTGTTTTAGTTATTCTTTAGATGGAAGTTTAGACACAAGTACACCTCAAGCTTCTAGATTTGTTGTAAACTCAGGTTCTCAATCCGGTAGTTATATAATAAAAACAAACGATAGGTTTTATGCTGGATCTTCCGCAGAACCAGCTACATTTGTTGATTTTAGAGGTAAGTTTTTATTTACTTTAACGTTTATACAAAGTAATGGAGTTCAAGTAAGTCAGTCTTTAACATTACAACTAGAAAATGTTGCTCCAATTGTTGAAGTTCCTGTCATTGATATAACTGGTCTTGTAACAACAAGCAGCCCAACTATAGTCGTAATGACCAGTGGAAATCCAAAGGAATCTAACAAAGGTCAAAATGGTTCTGCTAGAAGCAACGCTGCTGGTGATCTTGAACCTTGGAACACAACGTTTGCGCCTATTGGTTTTACTTCTGGTTGGTCAATAGATAGAATAGAAAAACTATCTGCTATAACAGGAAACTTAGAAATAGCAAGAGCAACAATTGAACCTAATTCAAATACTACAAACTTAATAACTGATTGGGTTCAGGTTGCTCAGAATTCTAATAATTATCCTACATTTCAAAATGGTACTG